ACAGAGCTTACATCACTAAAGCCAGAAACTGCTGAGGCATCATTCCAAGTTCCTGAGTTATTATAAACTACAGAGCTTATATCACTAAAGCTAGAAACAGCACTTGCCTCATTCCACGTTCCTGAGTTATTATAAACTATAGAGCTTATGCCACTTGTACTTGATGGTAGAGCTAATAGTTCGGCAGATACGTCCCCTAATGCGGTTAGAGATCCTACTTGACCAGAAATAACCTGAACATCACTAGAAAGATCGTCAAATTGCTCTGGAAGTGCCGTTAGAATAGGAGCTATATCTCCTAGGGCGCTAACACTACTAACCGTGTTCCAAGCAGGGTAGTTACTAGAGACATCTGCATCTGCAACCACTAGTACCGTGTCTTTAACCTCTTGGGGCATTAAAGCCGAGGCTAAACTATCTTCATCGTTAGACGCAATTAAACCAGTTGGCCTACCTAGCTCGTCGGTATCTACAAACAGTAATGATGATAGTTCTGACATAACACTCCTCCGAATTTATTTAGTGTTACCGGCTCATAATAGAGATTTTCATCATCATCAGTCCATACCATTTACAAGGTCATCAATAACTTTATCAAACTCAGATAAATCGTCTATTGCCTCTTTATCCGTTTTTGGCTCTTCATTTGTTGAAGGTTTTAATGCTTCTTTCCTAGCTTCAACTTCTTCAACCTCATTTTTTAGTTTTTCTGAGTCAACGGCATCCATATTACTCTGGTGTTCCGCATCTTTTTCAATTTCCTTGTCTGTCTTCTTGTCTTCTTTTTTCGGCTCACTAGCCTCTTCGACATCCTCTAAACTCTCATCACTTGAATAATTTGCATCTTTTTCAGATAGTTGTTCTTCTATATTATTAACTAAGTTTTTTATATCTGAAAGTTGGCCCGTTATTCTTTTAAAATCTAATTTAGTATCAGAAGCCTCCTCTAAAATAGAATCATACCCGGCAGTGATAAACATCTCAAGAAGGAAGTCGTTAACATCAATGCACTCAACTCCATGCTTTCCTTTTAGGCTTTGAGCCATCTCAGAAAGAATTCCCTTAAGCACGCTACCTTTTGGAGAAAGTCTAGAAAGAGCCTCAAAAATTACAACCTGTGTATTCGCTAAACTTTTAAACGATGCAGGGTCCTGAAGATTTTGAATATTTATTCCATACTTTTCATTTATGTTTGTAATAAATACTTCTTTTACATCTTTCTTATACTCAAATACCCTGGCAGCAAACTCTTGAATTTCATTATCAGTAACACCTAGTGCTCCATCTACAGAGGCAAGACAATTAGAGAAAGTTTCGTGGATACTCTTTTTCGAAGCTAAAGCTAGGTACGGAACCTCAACAAGAGCTTCACTTAAAGCGCCAACAGTGGCCTCTGCATCTTCAAAAACCATACTGGCAAGATTTTTTATTGCTGGGGAGTTAGCCCATACCAATTCAAAGTTTCTTTTAGACTCAAGAATTTCTTTCTTAATAAGCTCCTGGCGACAGACCATTTCGTAAATAGATTCATTAACCCCTCGTTTAAGGCTGTATTCGCCTTGCTTACCTAACTCTTCAAGAGTTATTTTAGGGAAGTTAAAAGCTTTCGAAACCGCATTAGAAAGGTTTACCGCATTTCTAATTTCTGGAACCTTAGTAATTTTACTAAGATTTTCTGTAAGGAAGGCGTTTAGCTGAGGGACTACTTCAATTAGATTTTTAAACGAGTCAGACTCTACAATGTTTTCTGTTTCACTTAGCCGAGAACAATGTTCCTGGAGTCTCATTTGAACCCCAGAAAGCTTTAATCTATTTTCCCAAAGAGTAAGGATGTCATTAAAGCTATCGTCTGCATCGCCATACTCAGAATAGTGAATGTTCTCAATAAAAGAATGCATTTTTTCGTTAACAAAGCCGTCAAAAGTTTGTTCGTCTTCGAAAATGGAAGAATCTTGAACTTTTACATTACTAAGCGTAACATCCGTAGAAATAGAATACCTTCCAGTAATAACCATACTGCTCTCAGTGAGGTAGGTGACCTGCTGGTTATTGCCATCCATACTAAAAAGCATGACATTCTCTCGGATTGATCTGCCGATGCAGTCACCTAATTTTACTAGGTGGGTAATTGTCTTATCTCTCTCCTCGAATAATCTTGAAAACATTTTATTAGCTCCGTTTAATTTATATAGACTAGCTTTATAGTAGCTCTTCAGCTTTTTGCTTTTGTTTTTCTACAATTCTAGTCATTACTTCTTTCTCGTCCTCATCTAAGGAGCGATTCATCATAAACTCCATTGGAGTTTCATTAGATTCGGCCACTGGATTAGGTGCAGATGCATCGGGAGCCCCTTCGGGATTCATTTCCGCTTCCATCTCCGCAGTTTCCATATCTTCTTTTTTCTTTTCTTCAATAATTCTTTCGGCTTGCTCTGAAGTCATATCGAAATATTCCATGTAAAGATTTTTCTTAGGCAATAAATTAAGACCTTGTGCTGCTTGAATGACTCTAATCTTTTGTTCATCGAGATCTAGTTTTCTCTTAGCAGACATATCAGAAGGTTCAGGTAGTTTAATTCTTAATTTTTTAATTAAAGAAGCCGGAAATCCCCTAAGTTGTAAATGTCTTTTAGCTAGATTCTCTACTCCACTTTCTACATCTACTTGAATACGTTGAATAGTTCTAGCAAACTTAACATCTAGCTGAGAGAGATTAGCCTTCCTCTCTGGGGACTTATCTTTCTCTACAATATAATCCTTTGGGATCTTTAGAGCAGCTAGGAGCTTGTCTCTATAATACCTAACATCCTCAATCTCTCCAAGGTTAGTGGCACCTGGGAGTGTTTCGATCTTAGTTCCCCTACCATTTTTAGTAGCAACAAAGAAGTCCTCATCCAAGGACATAGGATTATACCTAGCGTTTACTGTAGAGTTATTTCCCTGGTAGAACTTCTCTTTTTTGAACTTCTGCTTGATACGTTCAATAAACATCTCAGCCTTACTCGTAGGTAAGTTACCCGTGTCAATGTAGAAGATTCGGCGTTCAGGGGCGCGAGAAAGGCGATAAATCATCATGGCATCTTCCATCATTTTGAGGGACCTAAAGATTCTGTGACATAGGGCCGCAATTGATTTTCCATATGGATAGAAGATCGGGTCAGATGTATGCAGACGGAAGTGAACAATTTGATGTTTATCTAACTCAATGTACTTAACAGGTCTTTGGCTTCCTGTTCCATTGTACATAACATCCATCACATCGTCAGAAGGGATCTCCTGAAGGAATTTTTTTAAATAACCAAACTCGTTCTCTACTCTAAGAAGGTAGTTGGGGTTTAGAACCTTTAACTTTTTTATACCTTCTTCTGGCTTCTCTACATTAACAATCATCTCAATGAAACAATCACCGTATTTAACGGTATTTCGGCAAATGTCCCACAAAATTTTATCTAATTTAATATCCGAAAAAAAGCTTTCTACTTCATCCACAACCATAGTGTTTTCGGAGTCTACTGTCCAACGCTCACCCTTTGCACCTTTTTGAGTTGTATCATCAGCATAAATATCAAAAGCAGCACCTATCTCAGGATATTCATCCATTTCCTCATACTCTTTGTATCTCTTCTTCCTATTTAACTCATTTTGAGGTACAATAGGGTTTCTAAGAACACCTCCAATTGCTGGGCCGTCTTTTCCAGGCGTATCCTTCAGAATTCCTGTAGACTTTATTGTGTCTCCAGTAAGGGAAGTTACTTGTCCTTGATCCAAAGCTTTTTGTACAGCGGGCTGAGCTTTAGTAGCAAAAAACTTAGCAAAAAATCTACCTATGGGGCCTGTAGGGGTGTAGTATGTTCCTGATCTACCCGCAGAACCACCAAAGTTCGTATACCCGCTTTCATTTACGGGCTCTTCATTATTTTCTTCTATTTGATCAACCATCTGTAGTCTTCCTTGCTTAGAGCGCCATGAGCGGTCGTGATACTAGCCGTATACGAGTTAGTGACTGGAAGTGGTGCTTCTCCAGGAATGGGCTTTGTTCCCAATAACTCCATTGGCGTAGTGTCTAGTAAATTTTTATAAGCATGGATAGAAAGGGCAAGACTCATAACAAGGTCGTCATGATACCCTTTTTCTGCTTGAACTTTACCACTCTCACTAATAATAAAAGTAAAAAGCTCGTCGCAGGTCCGAGTAGAGTTGATTTTGATTAGATCAGTTCTGACCGCCTCTTCCAACTCTGCTAGGATACTCTCCCTATTTTTTGCTGTGATTTGAAACCCTATCTCTCCTTTCTCATCTGCCCATAAGTTTTCATACTCATAGATATTGTAAAGCCAGTCAATCAAGTTGTTTCCAATCGTGTTTCGCTCACAAATAACGTGGGCTGTATTATATAGCATACCTTCGTTAGCTAATATTTGAGCAAAGTCATTTATTGCTGTCCTATTAGAGTAGAACTCGGCAACCTGCTGACCATTATACATGTTTATTATGTGAAATGCTGAGTAATCCCTATC